CGAGATCGACGAAAAATGGGCCTCGGACACAAAGGCCTACATCAAGTGGGAATGCCAGGATGCCTGACCCGCTCTCAACAGAATTTCCAGACCTCAGGTTGCGTGATCTGGTGAAGCTGTCAGCACCGATCACGATCAGATCGCCGGGGCGAGGATCCGGCAGGTCGGACAGGCGCACATCCACCATCATGGTGTCGCTGACAAAGCGCCCAGCGCTGAACTCTGTGATCCGATCCGGGGCGCGGGCAATGATGCGGATCGGGCGTTCCTCTGACGTGGTGGCGGAAATCCAGACAGCGGCCGCCGCCATGGACGGGTTGGCATAGATCCGGTCCATGGCGGCGGCGAAGATGGTCATGATGATTGCCCCCTGCCGGTCAGTTCGAGCTGTGAATGCGGATCGCGATGCGCGGCCGCTTGTTCACCGGCAGGATCGAGGCTTCCGTCATCAGGTCGATCCAGCGGCCTTTCTCGTCGAGATGCTGCCGGGCATAGAGCGGCAGGCCGAGCGTGTTTGCCGCCTCCAGCAGGTTCGCCGGGCCGCCATAGGTGGTGAAGGTGTCCATGGTGCCAAGCGGGAAGGCGATGCCCTCGCTGGCCGGGATCAGCCGTTCGGTGGCCTTGGTGGACAGGGTGACGGTGCCCGCGTATTCCTCGAATACGATGCCCGCGAAGGGGAAGTTGCGGCGCATGTCCTGGCGCAAGGGCTGTGCGCCGGTCGCGGCGTAGAACTTGTAGGCCTCCTCGGTCTTGGGGTGCGCGATCAGCTTGTCGAAGAATTTCCGGCTGACGAGGGCATGCACGTCGGTCATGCTTTCGCCCAGCAGGTTGTCCTCCATCGACCGCAGCACCTCGCGGACCTTGCCCTGCACGTTGGTGCCTGCGGTCCCCAGCAGGAAATCCACCGAGATCTGCTCCAGCCCGAATTCGGCGAAGTAGTTGTAGAGGGTCGTGCCAGCCCCGTCCTTCACGATGCCGCGGAGCGCATTCATCTCTATGTATTCGCGGGTCTGGGCATGCTTGCGGCGCATCAGCTGCAGCTTGCGGTTCATCACCTCGACCAGCGGGTCAGCGCCGTCGAAAACGCCCAGCGCCGGTTGCCCCTGAATGTCGCCCGGCAGAATGACATCGTCATGCGGGATCCACGGCAGGGCGAAGGACCGCATCGACCGCCCCTCGCGGGTGCCGACGGTGGCAGGACCGCCGAGGGGAACGGAAGGCAGCAGGTTGAGGATGCCCTCGAACTGCTCGATGATCACCGAGCGCTGGCTGACGCCCTCAAAACGGAAGAGGCCGATCTGGCCGAGGCGGGTGTAGAGGTTGGGCAGGATGTTGATGGCCTGCGTCATCTCGGCCAGCGAGTAGCCGCCAGCGTCAAAGGGATTGCGAACGAGGGTCATGGGATGCTCCGGGGGATGAATGGAAAACGGTGTCAGACGCCGTCGCGGGCGACGATGCCGACGGCAGCCAGCTGGGCGAGTTTGGCGGTAATCTTGGTGCCATCATCGACGGTGGCCTCGTAGGCGAGGCCCGCGCGCGACACTATCGCGGGGCCACGGGCGACGACGATGCCGGTGGCATCCGCCAGCGTGGCATCGACAGCGTAAAGCAGCACGGCGCTGGCGACCTGCGAACCGTCCGTCCCGGTCGCGGGCGACAGGGTGTATTTGCCGCTGGCGGTGATCTTCCCCAGCACCGAGCCAACCGGATAGGGCGTGCCCGCGAGCAGAGTGACCACCTCGCGGGTGTAGTTCGGGTTGACCTCATATTTGAGGACATCGCCCATGCTGGGCTGTTCCGTCAGGACGGGCATTGGTCAGTCTCCATGTTGGTGGGGGTGGGACGCCGGTTCAGCGCCTGGCGTCGGTCGCGGTTTTCTTGGCAGCCGCGATGATCGGGCTGTCTTTTGCGGTGTCTGCGGCCGGGGCGGTGGCGATGATCCCCGCCGCATCGCTGCGGGCCGCGAGGTCAGCCAACACGCGTGCGCGCAGGGCTTCGGGCTTCAGACCCTTGGTGACGGCGTCGGCGGCGTCGATGGTCACGCCGAGCCGGGCGGCCTGCGCGCAAACCTGCGCCACCTCGGCGGCTTCGGCACGCACGGCGTCGGCGGTCATGGCGGCGGTGTCAGGTGCTGCAGCGTTCACGGGCGGTTCGGGCGTGGCCGGTGATACCGTTGCCGTAGGGGGATTGGCGGCTGCATCGGCAACCGGCGCCGGGTTCGAGGTGTCGGTGGGCGTGGTGGTCATCTGTGGACCCTTTCTGCTGGGGGAGGTTGTGCCGCTGGGTGCGGCAGCGAAAGCGCGGAACGCCGTGACAGGATCGGCGAGATCGTCGGCCAGACCTGCGGCGATGGCATCGGCCCCGCGAAACACGGCCGCTTCCGTGGCCAGCGCTGCGGCGTGTGTCAGGCGGTCGCCGCGACCGGCGGCGACGGTTTCCGCGAAGAGAAAGCGGACAACCTCCAACTCGCGCTGCATCTGGTCGTGCACGGTGTCGGGCAGCGGTTGATAGGGATTGGCGTCGATCTTATGCGCGCCCGCATGGATCAAAGTGACCGCGATGCCCTTCTGATCCAGCGCCCCACTCATGTCGCTGTGCAGCGCCACCACACCGATGCTGCCGACAGCGCCCGTGCGGGGCAGGACAATCCGGTCGGCCTGACTGGCGAGAACATAGCCAGCCGACAGCGCATGTTCGGCGACAAAGGCGTGGACAGGCTTCTGCGCCCGGGCGGCGCGGATGCGATCTGCCAGATCGAAGGCCCCGGCGACCTCGCCGCCGAAGCTGTCGATGTCCAGCGCGATGCCCCGCACGCCGGGATCGGCCAGCGCTGCCTGCCGCTGGGCGGCGATCCCCTCATAGGACGTGAGGCCCGACGACTGCCCGATCCATGCGCCCCGGTGTACAAGTGTGCCCGCGATTTCGATGACGGCGATGCCGTCAATCATGGCGAAGGGCTGGGTGCCATTGCGCTGATGACGCTGGGCAAGGTCATTGCCAAACAATGAGGCACGCGCAGGCAACGCCGCGTGATCAACCTCGCTTGACGGCAGATCGACACCTTGGAACGTGATTTCCTGCCCGGTGATGCGCGGACCCAACCCGGACAGGAAGGCCAGCGCCTTGGCCGGATCGACCATCAGCGGGGTGTTGAAGGCGCGCTGTGCGATTTGGGCGTGGTGCATCATGCGCCCTCCGATGCGTCGGGTTTTTCGTCGGCGGTGTCCTGTGCGTCGTCGTCAGCCTCGTCATCCTTGGCGCTGTCCTGCTCCGCGTCTTTCGCCCCACCTTCGCCCGGCCCCTGCGCAGGCGACCCCGGCCGCCGGAAGTCGAGGCCCAGCGCCACTTCGCGCGCGCGCTCGGCGGTGATTTCGCGGTCGACCTGCTCGGCGTCGTATCCCCGCTCTGCCAAGGCTTGGGTGCGGGATTTCAGGCCCGCTTCGATCTGCAGGATCTCGGCCGAGGCGTCCTTCATCGGGTCGATCCAGTCCCATTTCGTCGGCAGCCAGGCGCAGGCCTGATATTGCCGCCGCTGGCTGTCGTAGCCGGGCAGGTCCAGCGCGCCCGACAGCACGGCGGTGTCCATCCAGCGCACCCAGACCGCGCGGCAGAGCTGGTAGACCAGCACGCCATGCTGCCAGGCCGAGATGCGGCGGCGGAATTCGATCAGGCTGATCCGCGTGTTGGAGAAGTTGCCCTTGGCGGTGTCGCCGGTCAGATAGCCGTAGGGAATTCCCAGCGCCGCCGCGATCTGCAGCAAGGTGCGATACTGGAACGGCTCATAGGTGCCGCCCGAGTCCGGCGTCGCAGGCGTCGAGACACCCTCGCCGGGATCCAGTCGCACCACCTGGCCCGGTTCGACCTCCAGATCCTCCTCGGTCGGTTCCAGCGGGGTTTCCGGAGCGGGAGAGGTGATGAACATCGCGAACATTGCCGCGATCTTTTTGCGCTCCAGTTCCGCGTCGTCATAGAGGTCGAGGGTGAACAGCTTCACGATGGCAGCGGCAAAACGCGACACGCCGCGCAGCTGGCCCGCCTCGACCGGGTCCAGCACATGGATCACATCGCCAGCCGGGACACGGACAGTTTCACCCGCGAGGCCGGGGTCGGTCAGATCGCCCGGGTGACGGCGCAGGAAGTGATAGGCCACGCGGCGGCCAATGCCGTCAAACTCTATGCCCTGCCGGATCAGCCCGGCACCGGGCAGGGTACGGTTCATGTCGAGCGGCAGCATTTCCGCAGGCAGCATCTGCAATTGCAGGGGCACGGTCAGCCCATCCTCGACCCGGCGCGGCCGGATGCGAATGAACACCTCGCCTGACAGAAACACTTCGCGCGCCGCCCGACGCTGAAGCCCGTAGAAATCGGTCAGCCCTTCTGCATCGGCATCGTCGGTCCACGCGAGCCACAACGCCTGCAACTCTTCCTTCAGGCCCGCATCCGCGATGGTGGAGGAGGGCTTGATGCCATCGCCAACGACATTGCTGGCGAAGCTCTCCACCGCGTTCGCCGCATAGCCGTTGTTGCGCACCAGCCAGCGGGCACGGGCGGTGATCGTGTTGCCCGAGGCGGCGATCAGCGTGTTCACATGCGCGCGGCTGGCCCGGAACCCGCGCAACCGGCGGTGGGCCTGCGCCGCGTCAAACCCGCCGATGATCGACCCCAACCGCTGGCGAAAAGCCTCGAACGCCATGGATCACAGACCTTTTGATGCGACAGTGCCCCAGCGGCGGCGGCGCGGGGTGCCGGTGGTGGCGCTGGCGATCCGGGTTTCCAGATCGGCAATGGCATTGGCCAGTTCCGCGTCCGAGCCATAGTTGATCGATTTGCCGTCATAGCTGACCGACCGGACGCCCGCGTAGCGCGCCTCCTGAAGTGCTGCCAGAAGCGCGCGCATCCGTTCCAGATCCATCTCAGTCCCTCATGAAGTTCGGTGTGTATGCCCGGCGTTTGCGCCGTGGCGTGGTCGGTGTTCCGGCCTTTGGTGCGGTCGTGGCCTCCGCAGCGGCAGCGATTTGCACCGGCGCTTGCGGCTTCGTTTCCACCCCGGCCTGCGCTTCCAGCCGCCGCCATGTCGCCTCGTCCCAGCGATCCGCGCCCATGATCCAGGCCGCCGCCCGCGCATAGACCCGTGTGTCCAGAGCCTCGTTGCGTTCGCGCATCTTCTGCCATTCTGGGTGGGCATAGCCGCGCTTGTTGCGCACCGTGACCAGCTGTTCGGCCACCAGCTGCTTCAGCCATTCGGTGTCGATCCAGTCGGGCAGATGCACCGTGCCGGGGGCGTCGAGCACGCCCAGCGCCCGGTCTTCGTCACTGGGCCGTTCCAGCCGCAGGAAGCGATAGGTCTCGGTCTTGAAGGTGGCGGTGGCCACCGACCACAGTCGCGCGCCGCGGCGCAGACGCTTGCCGCCGATGGTCGCGTCGACGAAAGTCGGGCCCGATACCGGCGTCGCGCGGTTGAAGCCTTCCAGGCCCTTGATCGGGGCCACCTGGTCGAAGCCCTGCTTGCGCGCCCATGCATAAACCGCCGGGGCTTCATAGCCGGTGTCGATGGCCAGCTTGCCGATCACCATCACCGCACCGTTGGCGCAGGCCCATGTGCGGCCCAAGAGGGTGGTCAGCTTGTCCCAGCAGGCCGGATCGTCAGGCCCGCCCGCGATCACGATGTGATCGACCAGCCAGGACTCCAAGCCCCGGCCCCAGGCCCAGACATCGACCTCGATGCGGTCTTTCTGCACATCGACGCCAGCGGTCAGGAACAGACCGCCGACGGGGATCTGCACGCCAGCGTAACTTTCGCGCCGTTCCGCCAGCCGCTGCCATTCCGGCGCGTCGCCGCTTTCAACCCACGTCTCGCCCAGCAGGGTGTTGCGCGCCACACGCAGCATTTCTTCCGAGCCCTGCGCCGCCAGCCACTCGCGGGCGATCTGGCCCCAGCTTTTCCAGCCCAGCGGCGAATAGAGCGCGGAGATATGAAAGCCGATCGAATGCGGATCGGACGAGACGGCCGTCGCCCGCCATTCGCCGCGTTCCAGCATCTGCGTCTTGTGATGCTCGGCAATGGGCCGCTCACAAGCCTCGCAATGATAGGCGGCGGTGTCGGGCCGCCCCTTCTCCCAGCGCAGCCTCTCGAACTGGAGCCATTGCATCGCGCCGCAATGCGGGCAGGGCACGAAATACCGCCGCTGATCGCTGGCCTCATATTCCCGCTCGATCCGGCTCAGCCCCCTGATCGTGGGCGTCGAGACCATGAATACCTTGCGCCGGTGCGAGAAGGTGGTGGTGCGCGCCTCTGCCAGCGTGACCGGATCGCCTTCCTCGTCGGCGGAGGCCGGATAGGCGTCGACCTCGTCGAGAAAGATGTAGCGCGCAGGCATCGAGCGCAGGCCGGTCGCCGAGTTGGCGCCCGTCAGCACCAGGATGCCGCCGGGAAACTCTTTTGAGAGCATCGAATTGCCCGCGTCGCGTGACCGGGCGGGGTTGACGCGTTCGCGCAGGGCGGGGCTATCCGCAATCAGCGGATCGAGACGGCCCCGCGATGTGCGCTTGGCCAATTCCAAGCTCGGCAGCACGGCCAGCATCGGCCCCGGCGCGTGATGGATCACGAAGCCGATCCAG